ACTAACAGCAGATATTGTGACTGATGGTTTAACTGCTTTAGGGCTAACTGCAAAGGATACAGGAATGTTTGTTGATGTTATGGCAGCAACAGTTACAAACTCTAACACAGACATAGAAAGAATGGGTGAAACTTTTAAGTATATGGGAAGTGTTGGAGGAGCATTAGGTGTTTCTATGAAAGATTTGAGTTTAGCAACTGGCTTAATGGCTAGTGCAAGCGTTAAAGGTAGCATGGCAGGTACTGCACTTAGAGGTGGTTTAGTTAGATTAATAAAACCCCCAGCTGAGGCACAGAAAGCTATGAATAAATATGGAATAGAAATAAAGAAAACAAAAGATGGAAATTTAGATTTAGCTAGTACAATCGTTGACCTTAGAGAAAAATTAGGCGGACTTGAAGGAGTACAAAAAAGTGCTGCAATAAGTAGCATATTTGGGCGAACAGCCATGGCCGGTTGGGCGGCTGTAGTAAACGCAAGTGAAAAAGATTTTAAAAAATTAACAACAGCTATAAATGAAAGTGAAGGAGAAGCTAAGAGAATTGCTGATATGAAACTAGATACCCTGTCAGGACAATTTGAAATTTTAAAAAGTGCTATTGATGATGTAAGAATATCAGTAGGTCAAAGACTTGGACCTATGACACGAAGTTTTGTTGAACAGTTAACAAAAGATATGCCTAAAATAGGGGATGCCATCGTTAGTTTTGTAAGTGATTTTATAAATGATTTTGATAAAATTAAAAGTATTATGCAAAATGTCATTTCAGTAATATCTGGAATAGTATCTGCATTTATTGCTTTCAAAGCTTTAAAGTTTATTTCTTTTCTAATTCCTATATTAAGCGATATAGGATTTGCAATAGCTGCTTTTGCAGGTGGTGCGGCAACGCTAGGAGAAGCTTTATTGTTTGCACTAGGTGGACCTGTTGGTGCTGTTATAGCAGGAGTAGTATTACTAGCAACAGCATTTACATTAGCTTATCAAAAATCAGATGCTTTTAGAAAAATTGTCAAAAATGTAGGAAAATCAATTAAAAATTTTTTACAAGAAGCAATAATAGCAATTTCACCTTTTGTAAATGTGTTTGGTAACAAATTAAAAGAATTAGGGAAAGCTGTAATTCCATTGTTAAAAGTATTTGGGGATTTTGCATCAACGCTAATGAGTAAAATCGGACCTATAATTTTGTTTTTATCAAGTAATGTTTTAGCTGGCTTTATATTAACTTTTGTAGCTGCTGTAGAAGCTGTTAAATCTGCTGTAGTCGCGATAACAGGTGTATTGCAAGGTTTAACATCAATTATAAAAGGAGTTTTTGATATTGTTGGAGGAATAATAAGTGGTGATGGGAAACAAATAATAAATGGCTTAAAATCTGTATTTGAAGGAGGAATAAAAATTGTTTCTTCTGTTTGGAAAGGATTAGTAGATATTGTAACTTCTCCTATTCAAGCTGTTGTAGATGTTCTAGACGAAAAATTCGGAAAAAAAGTAGAGGGAATAAAGAAAAAATGGAATGAATTAAAAGACTTCTTAAAAAATCCTACTAAAGCAGCTCCAAAAGTTCAACCTGTCAATTTATCTGGAGAGAAAGCATCAAACGAGTTACAAGCTTCATCAAACGGAGCAAAAGCATATATAAGTTCGTTAGGTCAAAAAATAGGTGAAGGTATTGGAAAAATTAAAGATAAATTTGGAGAACTCAAAATATCTGCAACAGAAGTATTTAATAATATAGTATCTTTCGTAGGAGGCAAAGCAACCGAATTAAAAGATAAACTTTTAGAAGGCATAAAACCTGCTATAGATACATTTAAACAATCATTAAGTAATTTAAAAGAAGTTTTTGGAGATTCTTTAGATAGCATAAAAGAAGCTTTTGGAGGTTTAAAAACTGTATTTGATGAAAATATTAAAACGCCTTTCGAAAATTTAAAACAAAAAGTTTTAGAAACAAAAGAAAGTTTAAAACCAGTTTTTGATAACTTAAAATCTAGCTTTGCAGAACTAGGAAAAGCTCTTGAACCAATAAAAGAAGCATTTAGTGGAATAAAAGATTTCTTTTCAAATTTGTTTAAGCCAATTAAAGATGATGGAGCAACTAAGACAACTAAAACCAATATGGATGAGTTAAAACAATCAACACAACGTGTTGGAACATCTTTCAAAGAGTTAGGAAATGCTTTCAACCAATTAAAAGAAGCAGCAAAACCTTTTATAGACTATTTAAAACAGATAAAAGATTCTTTAACATCTACTCTGGGAGATATAGGGGGAGGATTACTCAAAGGTGTAGCAACTTCTATAGTTTTAGTTATAACTTCTGTTATTAATGCAATTGCATCTATTATAAATGCTGTAGCAGGTGCTATAAAAGGTGTAATTGATATAATAAAAGGAATATTCGAAATCATAGGTGGGATAATTAGTGGTGATGGTGAAAAAATAAAACAAGGATTTTCTGATGTTTTCAAAGGAATTGGGGAAGTAGTCAAATCATTGTGGGAAGGTATAAAAGGAGTTTTAGGAGCACCACTTAAAGCAGTTGTAAATTTTATTGATAATGGATTTTCAGAAAAAGTAGGGCAAGTAAAACAATGGTGGTCTGATTTAAAAACTAATGTAGGCCAAAAAATAAGCGGATTTGTTAGTTTTGTAAGCAATGGTTTTCAACAAAAAGTTCAACAAGTTGGAATGTGGTGGCAAGGACTTAAAGTAAATTTATCTGGCAAAATAAGTGGATTTGTAAGTCTTGTAGAAAACGGATTTAAAAGTAAAGTGGATTCAATTAAATCAGCATGGGATAGTTTAAGAAAAAAATTATCACAAAAAATAACTGGTTTTGTAAGTATAGTAAAAACTGGAATAAGTAATGTATTGGACCGTTTTGCTGATGGTGGAGTTGCAAGTAAACCAAGTATTTGTGGAGAAGCAGGTCCTGAAATGGTTATTCCTCTTTCTAATAGTAAGAGAAGTAGAGCATTAAGTTTATATGAACAAGCAGGACAGATGCTTGGAACTAAAGCAAGCAATAATGTTATTCCAATATCTCAAAAATTAGGAACTAGTTTTAATTCTGCAAGTAGTATCCAAAATAGTAATTCTAGTATTATTAATAATGTTAGACAATTTCCTACCAAACAAGAAGAATTTAATAATACAGAAAATAGAATTTATCAAGAAGCTCAACCACAAAACATAATTTCTAGTGGAAGTAATGCGATTAATGTTGGTGGAATATCTATAAATATTCAAGGTAGCAACAACAAAGAAGAAATGATACAAGAAATATTGTCTCAAGTGGAAAGTGGATTAAGAGAAGCATTAGAAGACATTGGATAATGTCGAATTGTTGTTAAAAAAATCCTCCTTATAGATGTTATAATTTAATTATAAATTACATGAGGGGGATTTGCATATTATGTGGGGAAGATTTAAAAATATGAGTATAATCTTAAAGGTTTTAGTTTTAGTTTGTGCTATAGCAATTTTTCCAATAACTTTATTAGCATTTTCTATAGAATTTGTAGTTAAATCTTTTAAAAGAAACGAAAGGTTTAAAGTTGTTTTTGGCGTATTTTTAGTTTTTATTACATTTTCATTTGTATGTATTTGGTATTTGTTAGAAGATAATATAACAACTAGCAATAGTAGTAATAAAAAACAAGAAGAACATCTAAAAGAAGAGCCAGGTAAAAATCTAGCAACAAGAGAAGCAGAAGAAGAAACAAATAAGAAGAAAGAACAAGAGAAACAGAAAAATGAAGGTACAGAAGCTGAAAAAAAAGAGCGAGATAAAACTGAGAAAAAAGAAAAAGTAGATAAAAAATATCAAGAGAAGAATAAAGAGAAAGCAGAAACGAAAAAGCAAACATTAACTAGTGAAGAATTAAAGAAAAAAGTTGATTCTATAATTCCAGCAGAGTATAAAGGAAATTATTACACAAATGATGTATTAGATACAGATGGTAGCTATGTACTTAGTTTACAAGTTCAAAATGCAAGTTTTGACAATGAAAGCAGTTGTAAGGCATTTACTAAAGACTTAATTAACAAGTTGAAAGAATTTAGAATAGACTCAGCAGAAGTATATTTTGTAGGTTCAAGTGGTCAAACAACATATCAAATTAATATAGATGATTTCTTGAAAGTTCAAGATAATATTAAGAGTGTAGATAATATGGAGTTTTTCTCTTTCAAAGATTTTAAAAATTAGATATATAAGAAAAAGACGTTTATTTATTAGGAATAGATGTCTTTTTTATTGTAAAAAGGAAGTGATAATTTGGTAATAGACATATACCTAAAAAATGAAAAAGAAAAAATAGATTTTCATTTTCCAGTAAATCCATTCGATAGTTTATCTATTAAAAAAGAAAAAAGGTTTGAAACTGTAGATATAGTAAACTTAGGCGAATTTGACATTAAAAAAGAAGGAGAGAAGATAAGAGAAATATCATTTAAAACATTTCTGCCTAACTTATATGACGCTTCTTATTGCAGATACAGTGAGTTAAAAAATCCAATCGAAGTAGTGGCAATGCTTGAAAAGTGGGTAGACCAAGCTGAACCATTACGATTAATAGTAACTGGTTTTGGCTACAATGGATTAGTTACAATATCTAATTTTAGTAATACTCAAACAGCAGGAAGAGAAGAAGACAGAGATATTGAGATAACATTTAGAACTTACAGAGAACTGAAGATAGAGACATTAAAAAAAGATACAAAAAGTAATACTAAAACAGATTTAAAAGATAATAGACCTAATACCCAAACTAAATCTAAAATATATACTGTTAAAGCAAGTGATACATTATATAAGATAGCTAAAAATCTTTTAGGTAAGGGTTCAAGGTGGCCAGAGATTTATAATATACCCGAAAACAAAAAAGTCATTGGTAAAAATCCTAATATAATTAAAAAAGGTCAAAAGTTGGTGATACCTAGTAAATGAAAATAATATTAAACGGGAAATATGATATTGCAAATTTCAATGAAGGAATAACTCTTTCAGAAGCTATAGACGGAGTTGCATATAAGATGGATGTATCATTAGTAGAACCTAAACAACTTAAAGATATAAATATTAAAAAAGGTGATAAAATAATTCTAATTGATATAGCATATGAGAGTAAAAAAGAAGAGACAATATTTGATGGAGTTGTATGGGAAACTAGAAGGAGTGAAAAGAGTAAGAAACTAACATTGTCTTGCAGAGAAAGAACAGTTTACATGGAAGAATCAGAGGAACAATATCAGTTTAAAGAAAATACAGCAACACAGAGAATTGAATATTACTGTAAGCAATGGAATATACCCTATTACAACTTAGCTAATACAGGGAAGAAACTTGCTAAAGTAATACATAAGACAAATATACTAGATATGATAAAAAAGGACTTAAAAGAAACAGCAACAAAAGGTGGAGACTTATTTAGAGTAAGGATGGATAATAAATTAAAATTATTCAAGCTTGGTACTAATGCAAATGTATATAAATTAGATAGTATATTAGAAGATGCTAACTTTACAAGTAGTTTTAATGATGCAGTAACAAGTGTAAAAGTTTTAGGTAAGAGTAAAGACGAAAATACAAAAGCGCCTATAATTGGGACATATAAAAAAGATGCTGATAAGTTTGGAACACTACAAAAGATTAAACAAGATGAAAAGATAAAAAATGCTAAAGAAGCTAAGAAAGCAGCAGAAGCAATGTTCAATAGTGGAGAGGAAACAATAAGTGTAGATTGTGCAGTAGATATAAATAGAATAAGAGCAGGTGACAAAGTAAGTTTAAAAAGTAAAGAATATTATGTTATAGATGTCACTCATACACTAGATTCTAGACCGAAAATGAAGCTGAATATAGGGTCTTTAGAATATATAAGGAGGAAATTTTATAATAATGACTGATGCTAGATTTAATGGAATTGCTAGAATATTGAAAGAAAATATGAATAAAAGTGTAGCAAATGGCACTTTTGGAATGGGTTGTGAACTTGCAGAAATAACAGCAAATGGATTAAAAGTAAATGGCTATAAAGATGAAATACAGGACTATCTAGTATTAGAGAATTTAACATTAAAAGAAGATTATTTTACTTTTTCAGATGAAGCTTTAAGTGGAGAATATAGACATAAGCATAAAATAGAAACTCCAAAGGAATTGAAGCCACTACGTATAGGCGATAATGTGCTAGTAGCTGTTATGGGAGCTGAATTTGTAGTAATTGGGAGGGTTGTAAATGCCAAACCTATTTCCTCAAAGTGAAACTTTTGAAACTGTAGAATTAAAAAATAATGATGAAAATGAATTGGACCTAAAGGGTTCTTTTTTATTTGATTTTGAAAAAGGTGAATTTGTTAAAAACGCAGATGGAACACTAAAAAAATGTGATAAGGTGCAGGCGTACAAACAATGGTGTCAAAAGGCTATATTAACACCTAGATACAAAAAAGCAGCTTATACAAACATTTATGGAAGTGAAATAAAAGACTTAATAGCTAGTAACTTATCTCAAAGTGCAAAAGAGCTTGAAATAACTAGATTAATAAAAGAAACTATTTTGGTTCATCCATATACAAAAGAAGTTAGTAATTTTATATTTGTTTGGCTTGAAAATAGTAGACTTGTTAATTATGAATTTGATGTGTTAACAATAGATGATGAAAATATAACCATAGATGGAAACATAAAAAGGTAGGTGATTATATGGAAAGAGAGCTACCTATACCATTATTTTTAACAGAAGAGGAGGACTCTGTACATGAAAGGATGTTAAGTAACTTTCAAGATGTGAGCACACTAGAAGGGGACTTTATTTATGATGCAACAAGACCTACAGCAGAGCAGATAGCTGAATTAAAACAACTAGGATTACAAAATAATTTAAGGATTGCATTTCCTCAAACTAGCTATGGAGAATATCTAGAATGGTTGGGAGAATGCAAAGGAGTATTTAAAAATCAACCAACTAAATCGGTTGGTATGGTTACATTTAATGGTGCTCAAGGAACTATCATTACAAAAGGAACTATTGTTACAACTATAGCTACAGATGAAAAACAGAGCATAGAATTTGAGCTTCTTGAAACTAAAACTATAGGAGCAAATGAAACAGTAGATATTAAAGCAGAATGTAGGATTGCAGGAACTATAGGAAATGTATCTAATAACACTATAACTGTTTTACTAGGTTCTATTAGTGGTGTTAAATCAGTTTCTAATAAAGAAGATTTCAGAGGTGGAACAGATATAGAAGATGAAGAACATTTTAGAGAAAGAGTTCTTGTAGCAGAGCAAGAGGACAAATTAAGTGGAGCTAGTTCAGACTATATAAGATGGGCTAAAGAAGTAGATGGAGTGGGATATGCTTATGTAGTTCCCGAATGGAATGGAGCAGGGACAGTAAAAGTATTAATACTAGATAAAAACAGAAAAGCAGCAACACAAGAATTAATAGATAAGGTCCAAGAATATATATATCCATTGAATATATCAGAAGGAGAAAATAGAGATGGGAAAGCTCCTATCGGTGCATTAGTTACAGTTGTGACACCTGACACATTACTTATTAATGTAAAAGCTAGTTTTATATTTAGTAATGGCTTTAGTGAAGAAACTGTATTAAACAATCTAAAAACTAAGATAGATAAATATTTAGATAAGATTGATTTAGGGGGGACAGTCTCATACAATGCTATACAGGCGATAGTAGGCTCTATGATGCTGACAGATGAAGGTATAGAAGACTTTTCTAATCTTACTATAAATGATGTAAAAGAAAATATAAAATTGCAAGACCAAGTGGTCGGAATAGGGGAAATAGTTAACGAGGTGGTTGGATGATAGCTTCTAAAAAAGGTAAAGAAATGCTTCTTACATTATCTCCTATCTATGAACAATCTATCATAATGCAAAGCTTATATGAAGCTATAGGAAGCGAATTTGATAATCTAGAATTATTAAATAAAGAAATAGAGTTACAATTATTCCCTCAGAGTGCGACATGGGGACTTGAATTTTGGGAAAATAGAGTGGGTTTATCCACTAATATAGATGAAGATATAGAAGCTAGAAGAAGAAAGGTCATTGCTAAGCTTCAAAGTAAATATATTATGACACCTAAAAGAATGGCTATGATACTCCAATCTTATACAGGTGCAAACATAAAAATAAATGAAAATATATCTCCATATACTTTTGGTGTTGAATTAACCAGTACCCAAGGTTTTCCTAAAGATTTAGAAGATTTATATAAGAGAGTAAATGTTATAAAACCTTCTCATTTAGCTGTAAGTTATAAGTTAGTTTCTTTATTGAAAAGTAAAACCTATTTTGCACAAACGGCAATTATGAGCGAAGAAATAACTGTATATCCGTACACAAGCAAAGAAGTAAAAGCAAGTGTTAAAGCCAAGTTTGCACTAGCTCATAACATGAGCTCAGAAACATTAACAGTATATCCAAGATAGGAGGTGGCATAAATGGCTGATGAACAATTTTACACAATACTAACAAACATAGGTAAAGCTAAGATTGCTAATGCAGGAATGTTAGGTAAGTCAGTAATTTTAGAGAAGATTCAAGCAGGTGATGGTGGAGGAAACTACTATAATCCAACAGAAGACCAAACAGCATTAAAAAATAAAGTTTGGGAAGGGAATATAAATGCTTTTGATAATGATGAAAATAATCCTAACTGGATTATTGCAACAGCATGTATCCCTGGTTCGATAGGTGGATTTACAGTTAGAGAAATGGGTCTTATAGATAATGAAGGAGATATGATTGCAGTTTGTAAAAGCCCTGAAACCTACAAGCCAAAAGTTGATAATGGAGCTATGAAAGATTTGTATTTGAAATTTATCATAGAAGTATCTAATGTAGAGAAAGTGACATTAGTTGTTGACCCTACAGCTATTTTTCTAACTAAAAAAGATGAAGAAAAAATATTAACAAATATTAATAAACTAGACACTAAAATAGATACAACCAAAACAGAATTAACAAGCAACATAGAAACTACTAAAACAGAGCTAAACACTAGAATTGACACAGAAAATGAGAAACAAAATATTAAAATTGACCAATTAATCGCAGGTGGTTCAAATGTGGCATCTACTCAAATAATAACAATTGATGATTGGGTTGAGGATGCAGAAAATGGATTCAAAGCAACTGTAACACATAGTTTATTAACACAGAGAATAGTTGTAAATATTATAGATGCTACTACAAAAGAAAATGCAGTTACAAACTTTAAAATTATAGATGATAATTCTATAGAAGTTAGAAGTGAAACAAGGTCAGAATTAAACGTTTATGTGATAAATGGAAATGCAGAAACTCATTTTATTAATGCAACTGTAGATGATAACAGAGTGTCTGAAATGACTACTTATTCATCTAAGAAAATAGAGGATTCTATTAGCAGTATACAGCTTATAGATACCAGTATAAGTATTACAGATGCTAATGATAGATTTACAAGTGATAAGTTAGATGGAGTATTAGAGGAAATAATGGTAGAAATAAGTGGTCAAAGAACTAAAGGAATAACTATAGTGAATAATTTAATAGATATGATATAAGCGAGGTGAAAATATGACAGAAAAATTAACTGAAAATGCTAGTTTAGGGGAACTTATGGCAGCATTAGAAAATGTACAAACTGATTTTCAAACTGGTAAAAATAATATATCTAGTGCATTGGGTAGTCCTTTTATTGGAACAGATAAATTTGGTACAACTAAAACAAAAATAGAAACATTAAAAAATGTATTAGTGGAGACGATTAATTCTAAAAATGTTTCAGCAACATCATCTGAAACATTTACTAATTTGATTGAAAAAGTTAACTGGATTTTTCAATCAATAGAAATTTTTTCTTTAAAAAATAGAATTCAAGCTACAACTTTAAACACTCCTAGCATCGTTTACAATGAAGTATCTAGTATAAAAGGCACATTAAGATTCACAGGCGAACTTAAAGCGTCTAAAATGCGTGCTGATTATGCAACAGCAAAAATAGAGATACTATGTGGAAACCGAAAAGAATACTTTTATGTTACTGACGATACTCCTAGTGCATCTTCTTCTTTTGTAAGATTTACAAAAGATATTATTGTTGAGAATGGCATGGATATAAAAGTACAAATATTATTAACATCTGTAGGAGCAGGAAATTTAGATGGTTCATATGCAGCTCGTGCAGAAATAGAAAAATTAACAATATTAAGGTAGGAATAAATTATGAAAAAACAAGTATATTATAATTCTTTAGATGAAAAAGAAAAAATAATTAGTGAAAACTCTAATTTATATGTTATAGAAATATATGAAACTTTAAATGAAAATTATTTAGTGTTATCAAGTAGTCCAATACAAGATGAAAAACTTAGTTATGAAGAATTAGAAAATGAATTATTAATTATGACTAATGAATTACAAGGAGGATTGTTATAATGAATATAAATAATGTTGTGGTAAGAATATTAGCAGAAAGAATATTAAATGGAGGGTTAAACCCTTTGAAAAATAGAGAGTTTCAACTTGATGATGTAACTAACACAGAATACAGAAAAGCAGTAGAGGATTATATTATAAAAAATAGTGGAGTAGTAGAAGGAATAGAACCAACAGCGTAGTAGGTTCTTTTTTTATTGAAAGAAGGTGACTAAATGACTTTTAAAGAGTTAGTTAATAAAGTTAGAAATCTTGTATTAGAAGCAAAGAATGTAACTATAGAAGATACAGAGAATAACTTTACAAGTGATAATGTAGAAGGAGCATTAAAAGAGGTTTTTCAAAATGGAGTTAATGCTAAAAATAATGTAGTAACAGCATTAAACTCCAAGGGAGCAGAGGTTACTACAAGCGATACATGGGAAGAAATAAAGAATAAAATTGATATAAAAGAGGGGAGATTAGATTTAAGAGAAACAATACTTGCAAATAGTTATTCTTCATATTTGGTTACAAATGGTGCTATAAAATATATTGAAAAATATAGTGGGAGTTTAAAAGCATTAGAATATGAAGAACCCTATTTTTATGCAATTAAAGGTACACATTTAATTAAAATTAATGCAATTGATGAATCTGTAATTTTTGATATTACTTTAGCCAATGCTAACTTCTCATGTATCTGTGTTACTCAAGAGTATTTATTTATATCTGACAATACTAAATTATATAAAATAAATAAGTTAACAGGAAATGAAGCACAGTCAATAGAAGGTTCTTATTATAAGCTATGTACTTATGGGGAATTTATTTATGGAATATATGGAGATGAGACTTCTTCAATACTTCACAAAATAAGAATATCGGATATGTATATAATGCTAACTAAAGATATGTCCTCTGATAGAATTTATGACTTTGAAAGAGGCAAATTTGTATGTAATAATAATGGTATTTATGCTACAACAGAACACTCAAATTCAAGTGGTCTTACAGAATGTTACCTAACTAAAATAAATTTTGATTTTAGTGTTGCGAAAAGTTTTAGAATTGGAGGATATTTATATGAAAAAAACATTAAGTTTTTAAATGATTTTGTTTTTGTATCTGATAGTAGCAGAAGCATAGAAGTTGAGAGTGGTAAAAAAAGTGGATTAGCAAAATATGATGCAAATCTAAATTTGATTACTTATGGTGGGTCAGATAGATATGAAAATTTTGAAATATATAATGGATATATATATACATTTAATTCACTTTCTAGTAGCCCATTTATAAAAATAAATTTAAATACTCTTAAAGAAGTTAATAGCTACCGAACGCTCATTAACACAAATCCTCAAAAAGGTATGTTTATAATAAACAATATAATTTTTTTTATTGGTGGTGGCATTCACAGAAATATATTATCAAAAAAGGTTTATTCAGATGAAAAAGGAGAGGAATTATGATTTATTTAGGAAATTTTATGGAGACAGATGAACAAAATATAAAATATATTGGGATGATACACTATAAACCAACTTTACTATCAGAAGAAGAGTTAAAAAATGGAATTTTAATTGAGAAATTGCCAGTACAACAATATGTAGAAAATAAAGAAGCAAAGTTATTTATAAATATAGATACTAAAGAGGTTTTCTATAGATATACAGATATTAAAAGTAGCATAGAAGATAAAGTAAATTCTACAGAACAAACAATAGCAGATTTAACATTTCAATTAATGTCAAATGGGGTGATATAAATGAATTGGTACAAGATAATAACAGATTTCTATAATAATGGTAATTGGACTAAAGAGCAAGTTAAAACGGCAGTAGAAAAGAATAAGATAACGGCAACAGAATATAAAGAAATTGTAGGAGAGGACTATATAGCATAGTCTTTTTTATTTCTTAAAATATATAAATTCATTTACATTTTGCCTACACTTCATCTACACTTTGTAGACGTTTGTAGTTTTAAAATTAGGTACAATAAAACCATAAATTAAGAAAGAGGTGGATTAAGTGGCAACAGTTTATGAATTTAATTATACGGGAAGTGAACAAAGTGTTACATTGAAACCAGGTAAATACAAATTTGAATGTTGGGGTGCTAGGGGTGGTGCATTAGGAACTCCTTTCGAAAGTGGTTTTTATTATGGTTATGGTGGATATTGTAGTGGTGAAATAACATTAAAAAAAGAAACTACTTTATATCTTTATGTTGGAATAGATGGTAGAAAAGGTTATAATTTCAATAGTGCTGGATATGGTAATGGTGCAAGTGGTGGTGGTGCT